CTTTAGAGTCAGCTTCCATACCTTTTAACTGTTTGTTTATTTCAAACTCGTGGTCCATTAACTTTTGTATGTTTTCTGGTAATGGATCTCCTGTAGCTTCTGCTTCAGCAACAGCTTCTTCAACTTGTTCTTCTAGCTCCTCTGCTTCTTCAGTAACTTCTTCTAATACTGAAGTCTCTTGTGTTTCAGCTTCCGGTTGTACTTCTTCTTGTTTTTCTTCGGTAGTGGTGTCTGCATCGACTCCAACCACTCCCTCGTTGTCAGTGTTATCTTCTGCAACTTCTTTTGTTTCTGTGGTTTCATTTTCTTCTGGTTTTGGTAGGTTTGATAAATCTATCTTCATAACACTATCATCTCCAGCGCTTTGAAATTTTGACTCATCTACTTGAGGTGTTTCCTCAACTTGTTTAGCCTCCTCGGCTACGTTGTTTTCATTTTCTTCCATAATATAATATAATTAGTTTGTTTTTAATCCTCCTGTGCTTATAGCAGATCCGCTCCCCATAGTATCATTACCTGCAGACTCAAACTTTTTAGGTGTTTGATCTGATTTTTTTAAATTATCTTGTAACTTTACTCTTTCATCTTTACGATCTTCTTTATAAGTTTCGCTTTTTGTTGGACCTTGTTCTAGTTCTTTTAGTTTTCTATTTATTTCAAACTCGTGATCCATTAATTGTTTTTTCATTTGAGCTTCTTCTTTCATAAAAGCTAGCTTCATATCATTTTTAGCTTTTTCAAGTTCTATATCCGACTGTGTTTTAGCTTGATTTTTTTGTATCTCACTTTGAGCAGCAGATTGTTGAGCTTGTTGATTAGCTTCAGACTGTTTTTGTATGTTGTCTTGTTGCATCTTCTGATCTCTCTCTAACTTCTTTTTTCTTTTTATCTTCAACATTTGATTAGCCATTTTTAAATTTCTAATCTCACGTAAGTCAATAGCATCATCTAAATCAATTATTTTTTGATTTAAAGCCATCTGTATATTGTTCTCCAGTATTTGTTTCTCTTCTTCATCTGGCTGTAGCTCTATAAATATACCAAAATCATAAAGATGTAATTCTTTCATTTCATTTAATGTTGCCACATTGTGAGCACCAATAGCTTGAATAAATGCATCTCTTGTAGGTGAATACTCTATAATATCAGATATTCTTAATGATAAAGCCTCAGCGGTTTCTGCTGTTAAAAATAAACCAGCATTTAAAATATGTCTAGTAGCCACGTTTGAATTAGCAGCGGCTAGTTTTTGAACACCAACTAAAGAATTTTTATCTGGAGTACTAGCATCTCTAGCTTCATTTAAGCCGGTTACATCACGTATCATTTGCAAATAATAGTTATACGTTTGTATTAAGCTTTGCATTTTTTGACCACCAGAACCATTAGCTATTTGCTGTATAGGCATTTTACCAGGGTTTTGATCTCCTTCAGAGGTAAACGATCTACCAATAACAGACCCTGTTTGGAAGAACATGTTTAAAGCTTCTTGTGGGTTGTAGTTTGTTCCGTTACCTAAATCTATTTCAGCTAAACCATCAGCATCTAAATAAACACCATCTGGTACCATACGTGATAAAACTTGTTGCAACTTCAAATGTGTAAGCTGTATCATGTCAGCAAAACCAGTAATTCTACTAACCAAAGATTGTATCTTACCGTTGTAAAGTTGTGGAGCAACTAACGAGTAGTTCATTTTAACTTTGTTAAAATCACTTTTACTTCTCATCATGTTTTCTGCTTTTTTCCACTTTAGCAACTTATCTGTACCTAAAACAATAGCACCTTCAAATAAACACTCTTCTGAGTTTTGCATTTTAGAATAATCCATCATCTTATCTTCTGGTGGATTAAATTGATCTGTTTTTTCTATAGCTCTTTCGCCTCCAGTAGATGTTGTTTTAACTTTGTAAACATTGTTCATGTATGTCTTATAGTTAAAATACAGTATTTGAACTTTATTATTATCAGCATCATCATGCGTTGCATCACCAGCTCTTAGTCTATTTCTTTTATGTTTAAACTGATCTAGCTCGTAGTTAGTTAAATGAGGAAACTCTCTTACTAATTCGTTTATAGGTATGTTTTTAACTTCACCTATATAATATATATCATCAAAATAAGGTGATTCACTATGAGAGTAAACTATATTAGCTGGATCAACGTATTCAACCTTAGCTCCTTCAGACCAGTTGAAAACAGTTTTTACACAACCAATACCACAAACTGTTAAGTCTTCTAAATATCTTTTTCTTATTAAATCGTATTTACTACCATCAAGCAAAACATTTATAGCTTGTTCATTAGCAAGCTCAACTTGTTGTTTGTACGTTAGCTGCATATGTAAAGATAATTCTTCTTCAGTTTCAGGCAGCATTTCTGGATCGTTTTTATAAAGATCTATATTTAAAGAAGCTTTAGCTGTATCATTAAACTGTCTAGACTTCATATCATCTAAAACACTTTCCATGTATTCTGTTCTCTTAGCGACACCATACTCATCTTGTGAGTAAGCTTTTATATCGTAAGTTCTTTGTGCCATACCATTTACAACTATATCTACAAACTTAGGTATAATAGGTACTGGTGTCCAGTCTAAATTAAGATATGACAAATCACCATTAATAGATAATTCATTTTTATATTTTTGTACTGATTGTTCACCTCTAGCGTATTTTCTTAAGTTGTGATACTTTCTTTTACTTAAAGAATACCTATTAGAAGAACTACCTTCAAACCATTCTCTTTCTATAGCTTGTGCTACCTTCAACCCATACTCTGAGCTGCATTTTTCAGCGTCGCTAACGACTTGAGAAGGAAAATTTGTTATAACAGACTCTGCCATATTATCGTTTAATTATTTTTGAATTTATTCCTTTATTGCTATACTTAGCAATGTTAATATTTAATGCTTGTTTTTGCACCGGTGCATTTGGTGCATATAAATGTCTATTACAAGCCATTATAGCAAGACCAGAACTTATAGCAGCATCAAACTTTGTTCTTTT